GCGGTGTTGGCATCGGCGATCCCCAAGTCGCAACCTTCGCTGGAATGCGCGTCGTCATCGACGACCAGCTGAGCTACCTGACCGGCGGTACCGCAACCCACGTGGTGAAGTACCCCGTCTACATGTTCAAGTCTGGTGTTGTCTCCGAGGGCATCCAACAGGATCTGCGCCTCGCCGCCGACCGCAACATCCTGTCCATGCAGGACGTGCTGGCTGTGGATTACCACTACGGCTACCACATCACCGGCACCAAGTGGGCCGCCGCTGGCGACAACCCCACCAACGAAGCCACCTCCGGCAACCTGGCTAACACCAGCAGCTGGAACCTTGTGTTCGCGACCACCAAGATGGTGCCCATCGTGCGCCTTCTGGTAAACACCCCGTTCGACACCACCGCTTATTCCTGATAAGCTGCACTTGGTATTGGACGATCGGCCCCCGAAAGGGGGCTTTTTTATTGCCTCAACCGAGGCCCAGCCGCATTTCTTCTTGCCGCTGAAACACTTCCTCACTCCGCACGGTCATTTTGTATGACCGCAGCACCACCTGATTAGCCAACACATAACTAATCTTCAGCTGGTCCGCAATCTCAGGCACAGGCTTGCCCTGCTTGCGCAGTTTCTGAATTTCCTTGACGACATCAGCAAACTTCCGTGGCTTTTCCGCCTTCGGCTCCTCCACTTTCTTTACGCTAGTACCAGAGAATTCGCTTTTACGGACCGGCATGGATTTAGTGCGGCTTTTCATTACCAAGGATAATACAAAAAGATTTATCGACATTCCTGCTCACGAAGTAAACGAAACACAGGCACAAATCGAACTAAACGGTGGCACGGTTTACCACGCTTGCGTCTTACCTAAACCAGCACGACGTACCAGAGCTAAACTCAGACAAAGGTGGTATTAAGCCGTGGCCGCAACAATCGACGCCACTCTCCAAGGAGCAGCAGCCAACAGCTATGTGACGCTGGCTGAGGCAAACTCCTACTTTGAAACCACCCCTGATGATTCAACTTGGACCAACAAAACTGACGATCAAAAGAACCGTTCACTTATCTCCGCTACTCGTTTTATCGATGATTTTGAGTTTTACGGGGACCGCTGCACTACCACCCAAGCACTCAAATGGCCCCGCAAAGAGTACAAAGTTGACGGCGTCGAACTCGCCTGCACATTTATCCCTGACGAAGTAAAAGTCGGCACCTTCGAGCTGGCACGTGCGCTCGCCAACAACCCCACCGCTTTAACCGGCAGCAAAGGCACCGACGGCACCTACGAAGAAGTGAAGCTGGGCGACCTCGAAGTCAAGTACAACACCAGCTCCCAAAACCCAGGGATGATCAACACCATCCTCGACGTATTCCCCTGGGTCGCCACCTACATCGGCCCCTATACCAAATCCGGCGCTGCCAACCACGCCGTAAAGCTGGAGCGAGGTTGATATGGCGCTAATCGACGACATTTTTGGCGGCATCCCAGCACAGCTAATGGCTGACTGGGGCCAAGACATCACCTACATCAAGACCAGTCTTCCCGCCAACTACAACCCAACCACTGGAACGGTTTATAAGTCTGAGACGAAAGTAACCGTGAAGGCAGTCATCACGAACGTAAACCCAAGCGAATACGAGGGTCTCTACCAAACGACAGACCTCAAGGTGATGTTTGGTGCGGAGGAACTAGGCGACTACTACCCGACACAGGCTGACCGCATTCAGTACACGCAAGCAGGCGAAACCCGCGAAGCCAAGTTGATGAACATTGTCACTGAGCGCGGCACCAAGGCTGTTTTCCACACCGCAATCGCGAGGCCGCAGTGATGGCTAGAGACATATCTTTTCTTGTTCGAGATATAAAAGAAGCCACTATAAGGGGTGCTGCTGAAGCGGCAGTGCAGATTATGAATGACTTAGTTAAGGTAGGCCCTGCTTATACAGGAGACTTTTCTGCTTCTTGGTACACTATTGCCCCTGGGAAGTCTCCTGGTGCCCCCCGCAATAGCACTGGTCTGTACAATTACACACTAAGGAATGTTCCAAAAACTAAGTTTAAAACCACTGGTCTGTACTCCATAGTTAATGCCTCCACCTATGCAGACGTAGCCATGGATTTAGTTCCGTATATACCACCAAAACAAAAATTGCCGGAACGAGTAGTCCAAACTAAGGAGATAACGACAGGAAATCGTCCTAAAGGCGCTAAGCGTGGTGAAGTTAGTGGTGTGGGTAAGGCAACTAGAACTGCTCCTACAGATTGGTGGACTACTTATGGGCGAGGAGGCGGATTAAGAAGCTCGTTCGGTAAAGGCTTCCGTAAAGGCTTCAAACAGCCTCGTAGATTTGGTAAAGCCCAAGGATTCGGTTAATGGATTACCAAAAAATTCGCGCCGCAGTTGAAAACCCGTTGTTGACCGCGTTCAACGACCTAACACCTTCGGTGCCTGTCTATTTTGACAACATCACCGCTGCACCTGAAAACACTACAACAGAGTATGTGCGTATCAACGTGACTTTTGGAATCACCAACGAGCCAACTCTTACCAGCAGCGTTGATTTTGCCCGTGGTGCGATTGTTATCCGCGTGTTTACGGAAAAAGGCCGTGGCCCTGCACGCAACCAAACGTTGGTGACTACAGCCGTCAACGTATTAGAGACACTTAACGACACCGCAAAAACAAGCAACGGTGTATTTTTCCGCGTCGGTCAAATCGATGGCCCGTCGTTTATGTCTGACGAAACATCGCCTCATTTTATGAGTCGAATTGAGACGGGCTATAGAGCAACTGTACTGAGTTAATAAAGGGGCTATCCTATAAAAAGCCGGGCAGTGCCCGCAGAAAACCTCATTCTCTGGTACGCCAATGGCCGCCACCGTTCTGTCCGGCACCTCGGGTGCCCTGTATTACAAACCTGCTGGCACCCTGGGCCAGTTTGACTCCACCGGAGTCAGCACCGTCAACGACGAAGTTACCGTCGCGCCTTACCTGAACTTCAAGGTTGGCGATCCCGTTGTCTTCAGTGTTGTTGACACCACCGACGGCAGCGCCGGAACCGGCACTCTGCCTGCAGGTATCACTGCCGCAACGACGTACTACGTCATTTCTTACACGAACACCACTGGCGTGATGCAGGTGTCCGCCACCTCCGGTGGTTCGACCATCACCATCACCGACACCGGTACTGTTTCAGCCCCCAATAAGTTCCAAGTCGAGTACGCATCTTTTGCGTCTGTGGCGCAGGTGCGTGAGTGGAGCTTCGAAATCACTCGTGACGAAATCGACGTTACGACTATCGGTTCCGCCCCTGGTCAGTACGTGCCCTTCCGTACCTTTATCGCAGGTTTTGCGGATGGTTCGGGCAGCGCAACGGTGTATTTCACCGACACCGACGACACTCTGGGCAACCGGATGGTCGAGGATGTGCTGCAACGCATCCAAACCGGTGCCAAGTTCAAGCTCTACACCGACCAAGTGTTCACCAGTGGCACGCTGGATGAAACCCTGAGCCGTTCCATCGAGTTTGAAGCCAACCTGACTTCCGCAAACCTGGCTATCAACCCTGACGACGCTCAGGCAGTGGAGATTAACTTCCGCCCAACCAGCACCCCGACTTTCGACTTCGCTAAGTCCTGATAACTTAGAATCCGAATAAGGGTGCTAACCCCGGTTATCCGCCGGGGTTTTTTCATGCCTAATCCGCTACATTAGACGCATACATCTGTAATTCAAATGCCCGCCAGCAATCTGCGTGCAATCGACAAGCTCCGTAAAGCAGCCAACCTCGAACCAGTCAAGAAGGAAATCGAACTTTCGGATGGAACGATTTTCGAAATGTACGTGACGCCGCTGACGATGGCCGAGCGTGAGCGTGCCCAACGCAACGCCAAGTCTGACGACGCCAACGCTTTTGCACTGCAGCTTCTGGTTTCCAAAGCACAAAACGCTGATGGGCAAAAACTGTTTAGTGCAGGTGAGATTGATGTGCTGAAGCACGAAGTCAAGGACAAAGACTTGCAGGCACTGATGCTCGGCGTGCTTACTGACGACGAATCTGCGGAAATGGACCCAAAATCCTGAGCGAAGAACTTCGCAAAGACAACTGGCTCATGCTGCAGTTTGGCGTTGCCAAAGAACTGGGCATGAGCTTGTCGCAAGTTCGCGCCACCATGACCCCAGAGGAACTCATCGGCTGGAGCGCCTATTTCAAAGTGCTCAACGACGACCAGCAGAAAGAACTCGATAAAGCAAAACGCCGTCGATAGACTGAGAAAAGATTCTCTGCGTGCTAATCGGTGGAAGAGAACGTACGCATTGTCATAACGGGCAACAATAGAGATGCCCTTAGCAAGCTAAACAAAGTTGAGCAGGCTGTAAACCGGTTAAATTCTGCTGCAAACAAAGTAGAGGTAAAAGTAACTGGGCTTCAAGAAGCTGAGCGCCAAGCCGCACGTCTATATCAAGCACTGGAGCGTGT